CGGGTCAATCGAGTGTTGGTGGTGTGCCCAGTGTCAATCATGGAGACAGCATGGCGGGCTGACTTATTCCGCACGGTGATGCACCGCACAGTGGCGATCGCCCAGGGCACCAAGAAGCAACGACAAGCAATCGTGACCGGAGACTACGAGTTTGTAATCATCAACTTTGACGGCGTGAAGGTTGTTGCAGAAGAACTTAGGAACGGCGGCTTCGATCTGATTATTGTGGACGAGGCCAACGCCATTAAGAGTGTGCAGACCGATCGTTGGAAGATGCTTGCAAGCCTTGTCAAGGCCAACACGCGGCTGTGGCTTATGACGGGTACCCCTGCGGCGCAGTCACCAGTGGATGCGTACGGTCTGGCCAAGCTGGTCAACCCCAGTTCTGTGCCGCTGTTCTTTGGGTCATTCCGCGACAAGGTGATGAACAAGATCACTCAGTACAAGTGGGCCCCCAAGCATGATGCCAGAGACACAGTGCACAAGGTATTGCAACCGGCTATACGCTTCACCAAAGAAGAATGCCTGGACCTACCCGACATGCTGTTCACAACCCGAGAGGTTCCGCTGACAGCGCAACAGCACAAATACTACGAGGCCATCCGCAAGCAGATGATGATGGTTGCCGCAGGCGAAGAGATCACAGCACCCAATGCCGCAGCACTGCTCAATAAGCTGTTGCAGATATCTCAAGGCGCGGCCTATACAGACAATAGAGATGTGGTTGCGTTCGATGTAAGCAACAGGCTCAACGCGCTGTTGGATGTGATTGACGAGACCTCCAACAAGGTAATTGTTTTCATACCATTCCGGCACTCGCTCAATATCTTGGAAGAAGAACTTGCCAAGCGGTCCATCACAACTGAGTCCATACACGGCGACATACCGGCATCCAAACGCGGGGAAATAATCAAAAGGTTCCAGACCGAAGATGACCCCCGGGTGTTACTACTGATACCCCAAGCGACTGCTCACGGGATAACCCTAACCCGCGCAGACCAAGTTGTCTGGTGGGGTCCTGTAGCATCAACAGAAATCTATATGCAGGCCAACTCCCGGGCACACCGGGCGGGCCAAACCAACAAGGTAACCGTCACTCACCTGCAAGGGAGTCCGGTTGAGCGCAGGATGTACATCATGCTCCAGAGCAAGATTGACATGCACTTGGACCTTGTAGAGTTGTACAGACAAGAAATCGCTTGACAGCGTAATTTGACACTGTATAATTTGTTTCGTGGGGGGTTGGTGCGATGGGTTAGCGCCATCGTGTCGCACCTTGTTGTTGAAACACACTGCTTTATGTGAAATCAACCCCCCACACCCGTCAACACAAATCAAAGGAAATCGCATGGATGCAAACCAACTGGTAAAGGTGTACATAAAGATACGCGATGCCAAAGACATTAAACAAAAACAAATGGAAGAGGAAGTTGCCGCCCTTGAAGCGCAACTTGAACTCATAGAGGCAGAACTATTGGACATATGCAAGACCACCGGTCAAGACGGTGGTTCCACACAGTATGGCTCGTTTCGCCGCGCCGTCAAAACCCGGTATTGGCCGTCCGATTGGGACAGCGTTTATCGGCTTATCAAAGAGCACAGTGCGCCCGAGTTGCTTGAGCGCCGCATTCACCAGGGTAACTTCAAGGAATTCTTGCAAGCCAACCCTGACAAACTGCCAACCGGCATGAATGTGGATTCAAAGTATTCGGTCACCGTTCGTCGTGCACGTTAATCAACCTAAGGAAATCAAATGAGTAACATCTCTCTCTTCAAATCTGGCTCACACATCCCCGACTACCTGCGTAACGCTCCTGATGCAACTACCCGCGATATTGCTGGTAGCTCTGGCGGCAAACAAATCTCCATCAAAGGAGGCGTGTGGCGTATGGTCGTAGGCGGCGAAGAGGTTGCCAAGAACGAAGACCGCTCCATGAACTTCGTGGTGGTCGCCAGTGGCAAGGGCATCACCCGTACTTTTTACGCAGACAAGTATGAGGCAGGTAAGGACGCTAAGCCGGTTTGCTGGTCAGCAGAAGGCGTGGTGCCCAACTCTGAGGTACCCAGCCCGCAGAGTTCGGCATGTGCTACCTGCCAGCAAAACATTGAGGGCTCTGGTGAGGGCAAGTCCCGCGCATGTCGATTCAGCAAGCGTTTGGCTGTGACTGTAGAGAACGATATCAGCGGCAACGTGTATCGCCTGTCGGTGCCCGCCAAGTCTTACTTCGGTAAGGCGGACGGCGAGAAGATGCCCCTGCAAGCCTACGGCAAGTTCCTGGCAGGGCACGGCATCCCAATCACTGGCTTGGTGACTGAGGCCCGCTTTGATACCGCAGAGTCTGTGCCTGTGTTAAAGTTCCGCGCAGTGCGCCCGCTGACCCAAGACGAGTGGGAAATCGCCAAGGCCCAAAGCCTGACCGATGACGCCAAGATGGCTATTGAGTTCAAGATGGTTCCATCAAAAGCAGAGACGGGTACCCCCCTTGCATTGCCCGAAGCGTTCCAGCAAGCACCTGTGCCCACAGAGGCTCCCGCCGCCACGACTGAGCCTGTCAAACGCGCCAGCAAGAAAGCCGCTGATGCGCCTCCACCTCCACCCAAAGACGTAGCCTCTGTGCTCGCCGACTGGGGTACGGATGACTGAAGTCACAAGGGGGTACACCACCCTCTTTGTCCGTAAGGTGGAGGGGGCAGATCAAACTCTGCCCGTCATCCAGTTCGCAAGGCTTTGTATCGACCGGGAAATGCCGATCGCATCCATTGCCTTGCGGCTTGGTGTCACCCGCGCAACTGTGTATAACTGGTTCACAGGTAAAGCGACCCCACGGGCCCGACACATTGAGTCAATCAGGAAACTTTCAAAACGCTACGGAGCCAAGTCGCTTCGGCGTAGTTGAGCGGTGAGGACATGTGAACAATTTTCTCGACTCCGTGTTGCCCACTCAGGGCACCTACTGTGCGGTCGGGATTAAAAGCAAGCTGGTAAAGCAGTCGTTTCACGACACTGTTGCGGATATTGATGCGGTTGCGGTTGGGCTGGATGCCCGGGGCGTTGATGCCTACTACGCACTCGCAAGCTTTGCCGACCCCGCGTTGGGGCGCAAGGCAGATAACGCAGCCTACCTACGTGCTTTTTTTCTCGATTTGGATTGCGGCACTGGCAAGCCGTACAACGACCCGGCCCAGGCTTGCAGCGAACTAGGTATTTTTGTGCGGACTACGGGTATGCCCGAGCCCACGATTGTGTTTTCTGGTGGTGGTGTCCATGTGTACTGGCCCTTGCTTGAAGACCTGGACGCAGACAAATGGCTGGGCATGGCCAAGCGCCTCAAAACGTTATGCCGTGAAAACAACCTACATGCCGACCCAGCGGTAACTGCGGATGCTGCCCGCATCCTGCGAGTGCCTGGGACAAACAACTACAAGGAAGCTACGCCGCGCCCCGTGCGCATCGTGAATGCTGGCCTACCAGTTGCTGTTGAAGATATTGAGAAGTGTCTGCCGCCCGCACCAGTTGACCTGACTGCCGCCAAGCAGTTTGGCATGGACGAGGCGACCCGCAATCTGGCCGTGGGCGACTACCCCACCTGTGACTTTGTGAGGATTGTCCAGCGCAGTTTGGCAGGCAATGGGTGCGCCCAGATGACCAAGGCCATCACCGAGGTGGCGACGCTTGAAGAGCCGCTGTGGCGGGCCGCGCTGTCCATTGCTGTGCGGTGTGAGGACGGTCAACAGGCTATCCACAAATTATCCAAAGGCCACCCAGGGTACAGCGCTCACTCCACAGAGGCCAAGGCTGCGGAAACCAAGGGGCCATACACCTGCGACTGGTACCGCACCAACTATTCGGCGGGGTGTGCCGGATGTACTCAGCGGATATCCAGCCCCATACTGGTCGGCAAGCGTGTGGAGATGCCCGCCGAGACCGCCGCAGTGACGGTTGCAGTACCCAACGCGCCCCCTGCCTCCCAGGCGTTTATTGTGGAAACTTCGTATGGAGATGCAGACGAGGGCGAAGGCCCGCGCATCACAGTGGAGATACCGCCATACCCCTACCCGTTCTTCCGGGGGCCCAGGGGTGGCGTGTTCAAGCGTGTCAAAACTGAATCAGGCGAAGAAGTTGAGATTGAAGTTTATTCCCGCGACCTGTATATAACAGGGCGGTTCTTTGACTCTGAGGAGTTTGGAGATGGCCTAGGGGAAATGGTCAGCATTGACCTGCACATGCAACGCGATGGTATCCGCCGGTTCTACGCCCCGGTGGCCGAATTGTTCTCCAAAGACAAGATGCGGGATACCGTGATTAAAAATGGCGTAATGGCTTATGGAAAACAACTGGACCCAATCATGGCTTATTTCTCGACAAGCATACGCAAACTGCAAGCGCAGTTCTCAGCAAACAAGACCCGCAGTCAAATGGGCTGGACCCCAGACATGCAGGGGTTTGTAGTTGGGGAGGTGGAGTACTCAGCCGCAGGCAACAAGCTGGCCCCGCCGTCAAGCGGAACCCGGCAACTAGCCCCAGCGTTTATACCTCGCGGCAACTTGGAGGGGTGGAAAAAGATTGCGGACTTCTACAATCGCCCCGGGCTGGAGCCCCACGCACTGGCTCTGTTCTTTGGGTTTGGCGCACCCCTGCTTAAATTCATTGGCGGCACAGTAGTCAAGGGAGCGCTGGTACACCTCAAGTCCAACGCATCCGGCTCAGGCAAAACCACGGCGCAGTTGGTGGTCAATTCGATCTTCGGTAATCCCACTGAGTTATTGATGACCAAGGACGACACCTACGCTTCCAAGATGCACCGCATCGGCATGCTCAACAGCATTGCATTCACCATGGACGAGATCACCAACACAACCGATGAAGAGCTATCGGATACCGCATACGGGGTGACCACAGGCCGGGCCCGGCACCGCATGGAGGCATCAGCAAACAAGATGCGGGTCAACAATACATCGTGGTGCAACATCACTATCACGTCTGCCAATTCGTCCCTCATCGACAAACTTAGCCAGTTAAAAAGCACATCGGACGGCGAACTTAAACGCCTCTTGGAGATTGATGTACCCACATTGCAAAACGTGACCAAATCGGACATTGATGAAGTCTTCAGCACGTTGGGTGAGCACTACGGCATAGCGGGCCCCATCTTCATGCAATACGTTTTGAATAACATGGATGAAGTCAGGAGCATGCTGGCGGAGATGCAAAAGAAGATTGATGATCGGCTGGTGTTGAACCAAACCGATCGGTTCTATTCCTGCATTTTGGCGTGCGCGTTTGTGGGAGCCATCATTGCCGAACGTTGCGGGCTCCACAGCATTGAGATATCGCGTGTGTACAAATACGCTCTGGAGGTAGTCGCCAGCAACAGGGAAGCCCAAATCGGCAGTATTGGCAGTCCCCTGCTAATTGCTCAGGAGACGCTATCCGCGTTCATTAACGAGAATGTTAACAACGCCCTGGTTATCAATAGCCATATTAAAGGGTCCGTGCCCCCCGCCCCAATTACCAACCCCAGGGGCCCACTGCGCCAGCGGTATGAGCCCGACACCAAAGAGTTGTTCATCACCGCCCAGGAGTTCCGGGCCTTCTTTGCCAAGCGTCAGGTGGACGTGCGCGAGGCCGTGCGGAATCTGGCCAAGGCAGGAATCATTAAGCACAACGGTCTTGCCACTACCAAGCGCATCGGTGCGGGAGCAATCGGCGGGCTGTCTGGGCTTAACGTGCGGTGCTACTGTTTTGACGGTGAGGCCATAGGATTAAATGAAACCGCATTCTCTGACCCCGCAGTCTGACCCGCGTGTCATAGTCGTCCATGGCATTGAGTACTTCGTGTACTGGGACAAGCTGGACGTGGGGGCATCGTTCTTCTTGCCCACCACTGCGACCCCCAGGCAGGTAAGGCTTTCTCTAGGCCCTGCCCTGCGGTCACTTGGCTATGAAGTGGAGCTACGCGCCCGGTGTGAGTACGGGCGGTATGGGGTGCGGGTCTGGCGTATCACTTAGGGTACTGCTTGCGAATCTCAGTTTTGGCTTCGCGCAACCAGCGGGTCAAGTCCACCTCGATCTTGCGGACTTCCTCAAGTTCCCGCGTTCGCTCTTCCTTGGACATCTCCTGGGCTCCATCAGGACTGTTGAGATACTTGCGGTAGGCCCGGGTATCCTCAAGCTGTTCCAGCGTTGCGTTGATGTACGGATTGAGTGCCAGGGCTTGCTCGTGCTCAATTGCAAACTTTTCTGCCGCCGCCATGTCAGTCTTTGCCAAGTTGTTGAGGGTATTCTGCAACCGCCCAACGCGCTCACGTTCCTCGTAGAACTCAGTGATGCGCCGGGTGCCCACGGGGTCAATCATGTAGTTGCTGAGTAGGGCCCACTTGTGCAGGGGGCGGTCCACCCGGGTTGGGTTGAGCAAGCTGTCGGTTGTTGCAGTAACCAATGCCGCCGTTGACCCAAAGTACCCGCGCATGGCGTTGTCTAGCATGATGGGAGACACCTCTGCCCCCACAGTGTTCTTGGCAAACTCGGACAGTTGGATGGCCAACTCGCTTGTACCGGCGGACCGGCGTTGGCTTGCCAGCATCTGCTTTTGGTAAGTACCTTCCAGTTCGCGCCCGGTAAGGAACGAGTGGTTGGTGAACGCTTCCAACAAGGGTTTGGCTGCCTGCGGCACAGGAGTTACCCGGCCAACGTACTGCTCAAATATGTACGTCAGGCCAGTCCGCATGGCTTCAAAGGCCTCCTGCTCCTCAGGCGTACCCTGGCGCTTGTAGTACTCCACAACACGCTCGGGTATGACCTTAAAGATAGCGCCCAGTTCGCCCGGCACGGGTATCTTCTGGCCTCCGACAAACCAGTTGCTGTCGCGGGTACGCAGGTCGGCCTCGTTGTATTCCTCGTCTTCTTCGTCCTTACCTAGGGCATACATGGCGCTGAGTGCCGTGACCACTGCCGCCCGGTTCCAGAACAGTTTGCGGGCCTCAGCCCGGCCCACTGAGGAACTTGAGTCTGCGCCTGATGCGGCGCGGTACAGCACATCCATACCCTGCACATAAGCGTTAAAGAACGGGATGGTGGTGACCATGGCTCCAATGAAGTCGCTGGCTCCACGGCGGCGAAAGTTAATGAACTCACGAGCCCGGGTCTGCGCCAACAGTTTGTCTCCGCCTTCTTTGAGGGTCTGGTCGTAGATGGCCTTGCGCACCGCCAAATCAGATGCTTGGGTGAACTCGTTGAGTCTGTGCAAAAGTTCTTTAACAAAGCCGCGCGGCTTGTAACCTAACTCAGACAGCAATGAAACTGCGGGTTTACCTTGCACAAAGTCATACGCGCCCGCAATTCCCATGGCCCCCAGTTCTTTCTCGATCGGGTGCTTGATGCCGCGTAGTGCGGCAAATGCCAGCTTGGGGAAATTGGTCAGCGACATGTACAGGAGCGCCCCTGGACTCTTGACCCCGGAGGTAACGATTGCACGCTGAATATCGTCTACCAACTGTTTGAGCGCAAACGGAGGCATGGCCGTCACGGTGGTGCGCAGCACATTGGAAAAGGCCCCCAAGTTTTGCAACCATGCCGCTTTGGGCGCGTTAAGGTCTTTGAACGCCAACATGTCGTACTTGCTTGGTAGTTCCCAATAGTTGAGTTCTCCATCCACAAACGCGCTGGCAGTGTTTGCTTTGCCTTGCGGGCTGCGGTGCAGGAACTTGGCTTGCCCCATACCTTCCAGGGTACGCAACGTCTGGATGCGGGCATCGTTGTTGATCGTCTGGCCGACCATCCAGCCCAAGGTGTTCATGTAGTTGTCGAACACATTACCAACCGGACGAGACAAGGAGCCGCGAAGCTCAGGGTCTTTGGTAAGCATTAGGGGAGAACGCCCGGTGGTGCGTTTGGATTTGCTGAACTTCTCTGCAAAGTCGTCGATGCGGTCGAACGGCACATACCCAACCACGTCCTTCCATTCCTTACCTTTTTCGGGGGAGAGCCTGCCCACGGCAACCAAGTTGTCCACCATGGCAATACGCGCTTCGTCCATGAGCTTGTTCATGGCTTTGAATGCTGGGTCTGCGTTGTACTCGGCCACAAGCGCGGCTCTGGTCTGCGCGTCCATGTGGCTGGGGAAGTCTGGGTCCGCTTTAAGCAGTTGGTCCAAACGCACTGCCTCCAGGACGCGACTGGCGTACTGCGTGGCTTTCTCCTGCGAGTAGCCGTTGCGCTTGCCCCAGTCACCGATCATCTTGTAGATATCCGCAGGCGGGCGTACCCCGGATACATCGCTCACAACCCACAGACCAGTGATCGGGTCTTTCACAAAGCCACCGCGCTGCAAGTAGGACAGCAACATCTTGGTGTAGTCCTGTGCTTGCCGGTACAGCCCCATGGGGTTGAGTTTGCCAAGCGAGTCGCGCACTGCGCCGTTGAACCGCTGGGAGATACGGCTCTCGATGGTGGCAGCAATGTCTGCTGTCTGTGTGCGGAATTTGGTACCCAGGTTTGGTTCGGTACTTTGCTGCTTGAACCCGTTGATGAGGTTCGTCAGGCCCGACCGCTCCGGCCCATCCAGTGGGCCCATGGCATCCACCAAGGCGGCAGTGCCGGGAGCCAAAGAGAATTGTTTGCCTGATGCTTTGGTAGCTTCGCCTAAGTCAGCGCCGCTCAGTTCAGTAAGGGCCCCGCCAATGCGTAGCAGTTCGGACAGCGCGGTATCCGCCTTGGCAGACAACCCCAAAATGTCACGAATGAGGGTAACAAATTTGTTCCACATGTTGGTGCCTTTGTACGGCACCGTCTCCATGTAGTTTTGCATCTCTCGGTTGGTCATGCCCCATGCCAACATCTCATTAACATCGCGCATGTACTTTGTGCGCAGTTGCTTTTCCACCTTGTTTAGCGTCTCGCCGCGTGCTTGCTTGTCATCCACATGCTTAAATATGGCATTAGCCAAGTCGTACATGTCGGACACATGTTTGCCCAGAGCAGTGTTAGCGGCGGAACGTAGATTGCCAACTTGCAACGAACTCATTGTGGCGGCGTGTACAAGTTCATGCAGGATAGTTTCGGGCGTAACCCCGTTTGGCTCTTTTACGCTATTGGTGGGGTCTCGTGGGTCCTGCGCAGGGGTTAGCGGGTGATTAAGGTCAATAGT